ACATACTACACCCCGTCTGGTGCATACGCTGAGAAGACAGGGACTAACATACAACTGGTATTAAACATTACATATGACTAACGAACAAGCAATTCAAATCGTCTTGGAAAACAAAGACCCCTCTAACGCAGAACGTTTAGCCGCTATGTATGCTTGCGACGATATACTTGAAATGGATATTGACGTATGGCTAAGTAAAGATGTGTCAGAGTATCTGCCTCAGTTCCCTGATATCGCAGAGAGTTTGGTCGAAGACCTACTCAAAGAAGACAGCATATCAGTAGAGCGTGTGGCTAACAGCTTGACCGAAGTGTCAAGGTCTATGTACCACTACGTTAAATTCTATGAAATTCTCAGCAGTTACGACATGGCATTGTCAGAACGCTGACAAGGGGAGAGACGGATGGTGTGCAGGGAGATCCTGCAACGTGCCAGTTGCCTAGCGATAAGCACCATTGAGAGCATTGAGAAACAAAGTCTCTCCTTTCCTTGCATTAATCACAATTAAACTTTAACTTTGAACCAGCAAATCGAATGAATGATGACATTAAAAGGCTACAAGAGGAGTACTACGCTACCCTCAACCTCACCCCCAATACATCTAGAGAAGCACCACAAGTTCAGGCACGAGCCGCGCTAATGGTTGCTATGGCTCAGCACATGACCAAGACGGAAGTAGGCAAAAGCTTTGGTAAAGACCACAGCACAGTAGTACACCACACTGGTCAGCACGAAGCTAATATGTTTTCATGGGATGGGTACCAAGACAAGTACCTATTGGCTGTAAGGCTGTGCAATATGCACCTCCGATACAACAGCATTGAGGACAAACTAAAAACAATTCGAATCCAAATCAAAAGGCTAGAGGGTCTAGCTGAAAATCTAAAACAAGAACTCGTATGAGTAATTACAAATTCAAGACCACGAACATCCGTGGCAAGCAGTACGTTGAAGTCAACGAACGAATCAAGTTCTTCCGACAGGAGGAGCAGTACAAGAACTGGAGTCTTATCACAGAGTTTACTGTGTTAGACGATGCTCAATGTGTATGCAAGGCGTCCATTGCTGATCCCGAACATCGCATCATATCAGTAGGTCATGCACACGAAGTGCAAGGCAGTAGCAACATCAACAAGACTAGCTACGTAGAGAACTGCGAGACATCAGCTATTGGTCGTGCATTGGCTATGCTTGGCATTGGTATTGACACATCAATCGCTTCAGCTAACGAGGTGTCAGATGCTATCGCTAAGCAAGAGACTGCCGAGCCTACCAAGGCTAAGAAGATGATTAAGAAAGTGCAGGAGAAGTTTGATACTGACCCGCCTGAGAATATCATGGACAAGGCTGTTGCTTACATCAAGTCACAGACCGACAAGAAGAAAGCTTATGAATCAATCGTAGGCAAGTATGGTGACAGCCTTACAGACAAACAAATGTCTGGTTTGCAGAAGTTTGTACGATGAGCAAGTACCCAGTACTAAGCCGTAAGCTAACTAACATAGCTACGTTCTCAAGCTTTCGACGTCAATGCCTCGTATCCAAGATGACTAAAAACTGGATTGATAACGACGAAGAACAGCCAATATGTACAGGGTTATACTTCATTAAGCACAAAGACTTCCTAGGTGATGTGGATATTGCAGAATATCACATCAACACAAAGGGTAAAGCCTTTTGGTGTACCCCTGGTCAACCTACACACTGGGCTGAGATAGAAACCTATGAATACATGCTTGAAGACGGCACACCATTATACGAAGACCAATGAATATATCAGATAAATTAATGGAGCGGTACGGCAAGTCTCACTTGTCGTACTCGTCTCTCAAGCAAGCCCTAGGCGATATGGCTCAGTTCGATCGCTACATGAAGGGTGAAGTCAAATACAAATCAGATGCGCTAGACTTTGGAACTATGTACGATATGCTGTTGTTCGAACGAGACAAAGCATTCGAGAAGTACACAGTCATGTCTCCGTCTGCTATCGTAAGCACATTGTCAGACAAGGCTCAAGCCTCTAAGAAACCTACACTTACTGCCGAGTACAAGGCTAAGCTAACGGAAATCAAAGAGGAGGCGGCTGAGGAAGGGAAGACAATCGTGTCGGGAGATGAGTGGAAAATGGCTAACGACATGATCGACAGGCTAGCCACATGTGGTTTGCTTGACTCTCACCTCAAGGGTGACTATCAGGTAGGGTTTCTCGAAGAACTACACGGCATACAAGTCAAAGGATTCCTCGACTGCTTAGGTGATGGGTTCATCAGCGATAGTAAGTCAGCGCGTAGCTCGGAGAAGTTTCGGTATGCCATCAAGGACTTCTCATATGACATCCAAGCTTACATCTACACACAGGTGTTTGGAATAAAAGATTTCTATTGGGTTGTTCAAGAGAAGACTTACCCGTACCTTCCTGCCCTCGTTAAATGTTCTGACTCCACCCTGTTTACAGGAGAGATGAAGTTCCATGACGCACTCAAGCGTATCACCAACTTCCTTGAGCAAGACTATAATCCACAAACAGATTACTTAAACTATGAAGTATAAAGCGACGTTTAACCGCATACTAAACGCTACAATAGCTTTAAGCATATACACCTTATTTTTAATAACCTTTATTTTAACCTTTAATTCATTAACATGAGTGAACAAACAAAGAAGTACGAGAGCGTACTAGTAGGCTGGGCCGATGAGCCAAGCTACAATGACAATGGCGAGTTGATGGGATGGTCTTTCCGTCTCAAGGACAACGAGCTTAAGGATGCCATCGACCAATACACCACCAAGCGTGATGCACAGGGTCAGGGCGGTAACGTTCGATTCCGACTATTTATGTCGAAGAATGGAAAGCCATGCCTGAGCGTGTGGGATCCTAATAGCGAGGCGGCGCAGGAGCGGCGTACATCAACCAAAGCTGAGGGGTCTTCTGACCTTCCATTCTAACAGGTTGCTATATCGGAAAATGGGGGTGGGGCGAAAGCTCTACCCCTTTCTTTCCTCTACTATTATGGGACGACCTATATACTCCATGACCGCAAAGGTCACTACTATTAAGAATAAGCGACCACAGTCTAGAAGCGTGTGGATCGTAAGCCAATACAGCGAACCTATGGATATCATGAAGAACGATGGTAAAACCATGTCTAGGCTTGAGCGTGAGTTGTTTACCGCTAAAGCTAAGAACAAGACCATTGTGATTGATTCCATAACTTCGATAAAACAAGTTGGAACAACATCACGACCAAATGAAACATAGCGACAAACAAGTAGGAGGCAAGCACTACAAGGAAATGAAGATTCAACCCACTGACTTCATAGCCGCCAATAACATACCCTTCATAGAGGGGAATGTAATTAAGTACGTATGCCGCCACGAATTCAAGAACGGCAAAGAGGATGTGCTTAAGGCTGTCCACTACCTAAATTTATTACTCGAATACAAATACTCGGATGAACGTAACGATATACAAAGACCTGTACAAAAAGTCCAAGGCGGATGCCCATGTGATTCCGATTGTGACTGCCCTCAAAAGAATACAGGAGGGGATTTCTGCGCCAACGATTGAAGCTGTTCGTGGTGGAGAAAAAGATTTCAAAAAGAGCCTACCCGTTGTATTGTTCAGCGGTGAGTTTGGCGACAGGAAAGACCAAGCAATTGAGAAGCATAGCGGATTCATTGTTCTGGATTTCGATCACATTGATGTTAATGTATCCAAGGCTCTTCTCAGTACCGACCCGTATGTATACAGCTGTTGGGTATCTCCGTCAGGTGATGGGCTCAAGGCGTTAGTCAGGATAACCCATCCTGAACGACACCGCGATCACTTCCGTGCATTACGTACATACTTCAATAAGCAGTATGACCTAGAGGTAGACGAGTCAGGTATCAATGAATCCCGTGCATGCTTCGAGTCATACGACCCAGACATCATTATTAAGGATGAGTCATCAAGCTTCGGGGCATTCGCAACAGAGAAGAGTGAATCACAGGTAGCTGTCTCACAATCAGGCGTTTACACCGATTACTTAAAGTTAAATCTAGCTGCGCGTATGATACGTCAGTGCGATGACGGGGAGAAACATGCTACCCTTCTTCGTGCTGCTAGGTTGTGTGGTGGGTATGTAGCTGCTGGGCGTATGGAGGAGGACGAGGTAGTCCGTGTACTCACTCGTGAGATACTCAAGCGTGATGTAGATGACGAGAAGCACACCATCAACACCATCCGAGACGCTATCGAGAAGGGTAAGCAAGACCCTATCCGAACTACTATCGACGACGAGAAGAAGGCACAGCGTGAGATGTTGGTGAATGATGGGGATATGTCTTTCATATCGTCAGATGACGAGGACTTCAGATGGATTGATGACTACGCAAACGGACGTATACCTGTAGGTTTAGACACAGGTGACAAGGATCTCGATCAGTACTTCAGGTACAAGCGAGAGTTCACTATCATCAATGGGCACAGCAACGTGGGTAAAACTACTATGGCTCTGTATCTTATGGTCAACGCTACCGTGCGGCATGGCTGGAAGTGGGTTGTGTACTCATCAGAGAATCGTACAGCCTCGCTAAAGATGAGCCTTATACAATTCGCTCTTAACAAACCAATCAGTTCTATGAATTACATGGAGCGCAAGAAGGCATACGAGTGGGTTGGCAAGTACTTTACTGTAATCAGTAACAAACAGGTGTACAGCTACTCAGATATTATTGTGTTCCTTGAGAAGGTAATGAAGCAACAGGAGGTAGATGCTGTATTTATTGACCCGTACAACAGCCTTAAGCTCGATATGGGTAAGTCAGGTATCGGTGTACACGAGTATCACTACGAGGCGGCATCTGAGTTCCTTACATTCTCTACGGCAAATAACATCGCGGTATGGTTAAACATGCACGCTGTTACAGCTTCACAGCGCATCAAAGGTGAGGATGGGCTACCTGTAGCTCCCTATGCTGAGGATACTGAGGGTGGAGGTAAGTTCGTCAATCGAGCGGACTCGTTCTTGACTATACACAGAAAAGTACAGCACCCAATCCCTGCGGAACGCAAGATCACAGAGTTCCATGTACGTAAGGTGCGTGACGTTGAGACAGGCGGTGAGCCTACTCCGCTAGAAGAGCCATTCCGATTTGAAATGAACACATCGAGAACTGGATTCCGTGCGTTTAAAACTCAGAGAATGATGTTTGAGTCTGTTGATTTAGACGGAAGTAAGCAAGAACCTTTTGTTTTTCCCATGAACTCTTCGTTTTTAGACAACTAGGCTGTATCTTAGCCTAAGTGAAACGACAGAAAAGCGGGACTCCTAAGCGTAAATCAGCAAAAAAGCGCAATTTAGGTAAGTATAAGAGCGGATTAGAGAAGACATGTGCGGACTTATTGTCTGAGCATAAGATCAGCTTCACCTACGAGACCCATGAGTATATGCTCGTGGAGAAGTTTAGGTATCCAGGAACTTACCTGAAAATGACTACTAAGCGGAAAGACTTGTCGGATCGTAGCGGTGCGATAGTCCTTCCCATTAAATACACTCCAGACTTCGTAGGACCAAACGGAGAATGGATTATCGAAACCAAAGGGTACACTCCTTCGCATCATGACTTTCCGATGCGTTGGAAGCTGTTCCTTAAGCACTTGATAGACTCAGGAGAACCAGTCCCCGCTTTGTTCATCTGTAAAAACAAACATCAGATTGAACAGGCTATAGTAAAACTTAAAGAACTAGGATATGGCAAAAAACGAGTTAACAAAGGAACAGCTAGGAGCTAGCTACAGGATAGCCACCGTAAGGCTTCATGAACTCATTGATGAGTTTTTCGAAGAGCTATTCGATGAAAACGGAGATCCACGTGAGGACTCTGGCAACATAGCTAATATGGTTGCTGGTATTCGCATAATGATGAACCAGGAGCTAGACCTTGTAAAGGAAGCTTCATTTGAACATTCTGAAGCAAACCAAGATGCAAAGTCAAAGCAGGAAACGATATTCGTTCTCAACAGGAAGGGTAGCTGAAGTACGCTTCGAACGTGCGGCAAGAGATTTAGGTCTTCAGGTCGTGAAGTCAGGCAGAAAAGATGATGTGCATATGCATGTTGACTTCTGGATGCAGTATGAAGGCATCGAGGGTAAGTGGGGTGTAGATGTAAAGGGCAATAACCTACCAGATGAGATTTGGTGTGAGTTTAAGAACGTAGCTGGCAACCCAGGATGGATGTATGGTGGTGCTAAGATTATAGCATTCGACATGCCTGAGGAGGGTGGATTCAGCATCGTAGATCGAGAAGACCTAGTGTCTTACTGCGAGGAGAATGTGGAAGATGTATTTGTGTCGCATAAGCGAGACTCATACAAGAAAAAGTACACTCGAAAAGATCGAGAGGATGTCATAACAACACTTAACTTGTTGGACCTCAGGTCTTTAGAAACGTACAGGGTGTGGAAGTATTTTAAGGACTATTGACTATCTTAGTAGTCCGTTTTTAATTTTTTAATTTTTTTACTATGTATGATCCTTCACTTGTCCCTTGGGGCGAGGTAGGGTATGCTGTCTATAAGCGTACCTATTCCAGACAAACTGCCGATGGCAAAACAGAAGAGTGGGAGGACACCGTTGATCGTGTGATTGATGCGTGTCGTGACCAACTCAATGTAGGCTTTTCCCAATTCGAAGAGGGAGAGCTGAAGAAGATAATGATGGAGCTGAAAGGCACCGTAGCAGGGCGATTTCTCTGGCAGCTAGGCACTAAAACAGTTGACCGATTGGGTCTGCCTTCCTTACAGAACTGCGCATTTGTCGTAGTAGATGATCCGATTCGTCCATTCACATGGGCATTCGAAATGCTTATGCTTGGTTCAGGCGTAGGATTTAACATCCAGCGAGAGAACGTATACCAACTACCAAAGGTTAAGAACCGAGTTAAGGTAGAGCGTATAGACGAAAACGATGCAGACTTCATTGTGCCTGATAGCCGTGAGGGATGGGTAGAGCTTCTACAGAGAGTCCTAGAGGCTTCATTCGTTACAGGTGAGGACTTTACATATGCTACACATCTCATTCGATCCAAGGGCTCTGCCATTAAAGGATTCGGAGGGACAGCTTCAGGACCTGAGGATCTGGTCTGGGGTATGCAAGAGATCAATGAAATCTTAAACAAGAAATCAGGTCAGCGCCTCAGCCCTGTTGACTGTCTTGATGTGATGAATATCATTGGTAGAATCGTAGTTGCTGGTAACGTTCGCAGGTCAGCACAGATTGCTATCGGAGACTGCGATGATGTAGAGTACTTGCAGGCAAAGCGTTGGGACCTAGGAGGTATCCCCAACTGGAGAGCGATGAGTAATAATTCTGTCGTTTGTGATGATATCTCGAAGCTGCCTGCTGAGTTCTGGGAAGGATACAACGGTAACGGAGAGCCTTACGGACTTATTAACCTTGAGGCATCACGCCGAATGGGGCGAACCTTTGAGGTTGAGTACCCAGATCCAGATGTACAGGGATTCAATCCTTGTGCTGAGCAATCTCTAGCGAACTTCGAGACGTGCTGCTTGGCTGAGATTTATCTTCCGAACATTGAGCATTACGAAGAGCTTAAGAAAGTTGCGCGTTATCTTTATAGAATTAACAAGCATAGCTTGGCTATCAAATGTGCTGTAAAGGAGACTGAGGATATCGTACACAAGAATATGCGTATGGGTATCGGAGTCACTGGATACTTGCAAGCGACTGAAGAACAGCGCTCTTGGTTAGCTGACTGCTATGATTACCTACGATCATATGACAAAGAATACTCTGAACTGGCAGGATATCCAGCATCCATTAAGCTTACAACAGTTAAGCCATCTGGAACGCTTAGTCTTCTTGCTGGCGTTACACCAGGAGCTCACCCTGGATACAGCGAGTACTATATCCGACGAATCCGCATGTCAGCTGATAGCAGTCTGGCACATGCCGCCAGGAAGCACGGGTACCCTGTGGAATTCGTGTTGAACTTTGACGGCACAGAAGATAAGTCTACCATCGTTGTGAGTTTCCCTTGCAAGTTCCCTAAAGGAACCATGTTCGCTAACGACATGACAGCCTTGGATCAATTAGAAGTGATCAAGCGTCTGCAAGCCGAGTGGTCTGACAATGCTGTATCGGTTACTATTTACTACCGTAAAGAAGAGCTAGATGGTATCAAGGAGTGGCTCGACAAGAACTTCAAGAATGTGAAGTCTGTATCATTCTTGCTTCATAACGAGCACGGGTTCAAGCAGGCTCCACTAGAGGAGATTGACGAAGGCAAATACTTAGAGATGCGCAAGACAGTAACTCCAATCACATCAATTGCCCAGCTAGGATTAGATGAGGTAGAGATTGATGACTGCGAAGGGGGCGCATGTCCAGTTCGATGAAGCGGCTAGATCAATGCTGGATATCCCAGCTGTACTACTTGAATGGAAAGGGGCTTCGGCCCCTTTCTAGTTTCAATACTGGTAGTGGCTCCTCCCTATAAAAAGGATCAAGTTCGGCACCGTAACATATTGTGCCCCACTGACCTAGAAGTATTGAGAAGTCTATTACATTGAAGTATCCGTTACCGTTCAGGTCTCCTTCCGCCCAAGTA